ATAAAGTACACCAGAAGCTTTTAGTAGCTTTTCTGTAGCTGCCATTTGTGTCTCCTATTATTCTAGTTTACTTTACAACAAATTACTTACCAAAAAAAGCATCGTTAAACAACTGCTCATCAGATCGAGGTTGTTCAGCTTTTCCTGTCTGCACTGCTGCAGTTTTAGGAACAGCTAAACGCTCTGCCTGATTTTGCATTTCTGTTTTACGTTGCTGTACTACTGGGTCAGCATTTGTTCTTAATTCAAACAACTTTGCTAAATTATCCATCGTTAGATTTTGAGGATTCTGAGACCAAGCCACAAATTCAGCAGCTTTTGTCTGATCCCAACCGAAGTTGTTTACAGCATGACTCATCGCTTGGCGTTGAATCATTTGCGCTTGCTGTTGTTGCATTTGTTGTTGATATGCTTGTTTCATCTCTTCTTCTCTTACTTGATCTTTCTTTTGAAGATAACTAAGATATTCATCACGATAGTTTTCTTTAGCTAACCGATACTTAAATGAATCACTTTCTGGATCATTATAAGCATCTACCTCATTGTATGAATGTGGTCTTTCAGGCGCTGATGGCTCCTTCAATGAAGTCTCTTGCAATCCATTAGGGTATGCTTGAGGTTGTCCATTGGAGGGTGTCTGTTCTAACTGGTCAAGAACTTGTGGGTTATTACGAATCATCTGCTCAACAGGAGCAAGACTATTTTTATAATAATCCAGTTCTTTACGAATCTGTCCTAGTTCACCCTTGGCTTTGTCAGCTTGTGATTGCCAATATTCAAAACGAGTTGAGTCGTCTTTAGAGGAAGTTTCTTGTGTTGCTTCTTGAGTAATTGGTTGATCCACACCTGTAGCATTTTCTACAGGTACTTCCTCTGTAGGTATAGTAGGTTGCTCTACTTGTACAGCAGCCTGTTCTACCTGTGCATCACCAGCATTACTCATTTCTATGATATTCTCCATTACTTTTCCTTTGCGATTTGGTTATTTCCAGCAACCGCTTTCTTCAATTCTTTCATTATTTAAAATGTTTTATTGTTAAAGTGTCTCCTTTTTTAGGAAGACCTTTAGTAAACATAGCACTTGGTTGTAAAATATCACTATCTAAATTCCATGTGCTACTGCCACTATAAACTTTTGATTTTTTTTCTTCTTTAGTACTCACAACCTCTTCTTCAATAGTTTGAGCTTTTTCAGTTACTAATGGTATTTGCCTTTCATCCATAAAATAAGTTTCGCTAACTTGATTTTTTTGAGTAACAAATCTTACCTTATCAAGCATTTTTTTAAACATACCGTTAACCATTATCCAAAATCTCCTGTACCCATAGTGTTGCCTTGTGGGAGGTCTTTGGTAAAAGGACTTAATTGTTTTTTAAAAAAATCTATTTCTTGAAGCTTTCCATCTTGAGCATTCATAACTTTTTCATTATCTTTATACTTCATTTTTTTTTCAATTGCTTTTTCTTCAGCATCTCCATACCAAGCTATTGCTTTGTTTATTACATCTTCTGAGTATTTATTTATATCTATTTTTTGCTTAGTGTGCATTTTGTAAAGTAGATGTTGAAAATCAAAATCAAAATCAGCAAAAGGACTATATTTATCAGCTTCTTTACCAGTAATTAATTTTCCATCTTTATAAGGTAATTGTATATTATCACCCCAAGGGTCATCATAAGTTATATTGTTTGCCATTACTCCTCCAGCCTTAACATTTCTTCATTCATTTGTCTTTGCTCGTTTCTACGTGCATCAAACTCTGCTATGTCTTCTTTAGCTACTTTTAGCTCATCTGCAAGACGAGTTTGATATAACTTCTGAGCCATTTCTACTTTAGCTTCAGCTTTAGCAAGTTTCTTTTCAAATTCTTTTACTTCTACACGTTTTCTATCGTGTAAGGACTCACGCTGTGCTGTTTGCAAATCTCCCTTAAGATTCTTAATCTCTTCTGTCTGTTGTTGTATCTGCGATTGCATTTGTTGCATCTGCCCAGCACGCTCTAATACTCCTTCCATGTCAGCAACATCTGTTTGCTTTAATACTTCAATCTGATCAATAAGACCACTTTGATATAATTGCATATAGTACTCAAACCGTGCCCAGCGATTAGATGGAAGAGTTGAACCTGATAAAATTACTACATCATATTTTCCAATAGTAATATCATTCACTTTGCCCATTAAATTGCCAATATCATCATATATAGGACTATTGATTTCCATTTCTAATGGTCTGTTATTAGGTTGCATAAGCCTAAATACTTTTTGATCTGTATATACATATTGAATAAGACCAACTACTACTTTAGCTAATTGATTAAGACACTCTTCAATGTCGTCTCTTTTTGATTTAATTCTACGTTGACCAAATTCGTCCAGAGCAACAGTACCTTTAAAGGTTTGAGGTGCACTACCAATATCACCTTGCATCAATGCGTAAATTCCTAATATTCGTTCAATATCTGCCTTTGCATCTGCTTCATTCTTATATAACTCATTCGGTAAAGGTACTGGCCCTGCAACAATAGGTTGTCCTAATTCAGGATCAAATTCAATAACGGCTGTACCAGCTTTTCCCCATTCAGCCTCTAAATGAGCTTTATCCATACTTCCTCTAGGAATCAAAAGTTTTACATTAGTAGAACTGGAAGCATGGGCTACAATTAAAGAACGTATCTTATTAATGTACTCCTGTAGCCCTTTGACAAGCCTAACGTCACTCATAGGGTACGGATTACGATTAAATCCATTCATAAAAGGAACAATTGGATACTCTTCTATTGGTAAATCAACTAAAAACATTTTATGATCACCAACACTAACGCATTGTTGTACTTGGGTTATTTCTATTTCATTGACCATAATACCACCATCTTCAATTAAATGCTCTTTTGTCATTACATCAATTACAGTAGTACTATTTGGTATAGCCCCAGCATGCTCTTCACCTTCCATAGGAACAGCTTGTCCTGTCATAGGATCCTGCATTAAATGAAAAGTAGAACCTATTTTCTCTGCCATTTCCATATATTGACTAACATTTGCTTTATCTGTATAAATTGTTTGTTCTCCAGCATTTGTTATCAATACAATAGGCTCTTGTTTGTATTCTTCATATTGAACTTCATTTAATACTTTCTGCTCATCACTTAAAGGATCGTATATTTTGTAATAAGGAAGTTTAATTTTTGTATATCTTTCAAATAGCTCTAATTCTCTTTCATCTGTAATAGACTGACCAGTCAGTCTTCTCTTTAAAGTAACATCTTCATTCATTAAAGCATGTCTTGAATCAGAAGCTGTATTAAGATAATTAGTCTCACTGCTATTTCTAATAATATCTTCAAACTCAGGATACATTGCAATTAATTGAGTTTGAGTAATAATCTTACCAACAATAATATGAGCAGCATCTCGACAAAAAGGATCTTTACTGCTTGGATCAATAAATAACTCTAGTGGGTCTATTGCTTTAATGCTAACCTCACCAGCGCCAAAGTCGGCATCGGGATTTATATAAGCCATCATAACGCCCATGCCTTTTACATAGTAATCGTCTATTGCCTGTTTTAACTCTACATTGCCATTAGAATGATCCCAAATGTAAGCCATTAGATCGGAAAACATTCTGCCGACCTTGGCATCGCTATTCTCTCTTGCAGTGGATTGAAATTTTGGATTGTTTGCAGTAAGCATAGCTTTTGCCTGCTCAACTGCAGAATGCACAACATTAACTACTAATGGCTCTTGTGCACGTTTACGTAACGCTGTTACTTGCTCATCTGTCCATTGTTTGCCGTTACGAAACTCATTATCCTCAACGGCTTGTGTTACCCAGTTCTCACGAGCAGACGTATAGTCATTTAGTAAGTCTTGGGTTAGTTGTACGTCAATATCTTTTTGATTATCTTGATGCAATGTAGAAATTTAGGCTTTAGTTCCTTAAACGCTTACTTTAAGCTTTTGTTCCAAATTAAGCTATTTTCCAGCTTATATTGTCCAAATTATCTGAAGTATAAGACTTTTTATTCTCTTTTGCAACACTTTTATGATGCGGTGGGTAACATTTTTTCATTGCGTAAAAAAGCCCATCTAAAAGATCGTCATGTTTCCCACGAGGATATAAGAGAAGCTCGTCACGTAATTCATTCATAGATTCTAGCATATACATCTTCTTCTGTGCAAAATAAGGTTGCATAGTTTCTAGTCGTGAAGATTTGCTAGTTCTAGGGTTTTCTTTTATTTCAAGACCAGATATAAATATTTTTTCTTCATCACATCTTTGTTTTAAGTATTCTCGTAGCATTTCCTGATAGCCTACGCTTTCTACACGCACCTTTACTGGTTTAAATATCTTAAAATACTCTATTATACTTTCAGCTAATTGCATGGGAGTTGCCCTTTGGCGGTAATACTGGAGAATATACCTGTTATTGTTTTCGTCTACCGCAACGGGCATGATTACAGAGTAGTCTGCCGTCTTGCGTACCGAAGAAGCAGGGTCAACCCCCATAAACACATTTACAGGAATTTCATTATCTTTATTTTCGAGATAATGCTTACCTGCTTTATCAATTTTTAATTCATAATCATGATACTGAATATACTTTTCTTGGAAGAGCTGGTCTTCATCTCCAACAATTTGGCACATATATTCACGATAAAATACACTAGCTCTGCCAATAGATTCTAATTCTTCTTTCTTTTGCAATAATTTAGCTATAGGCTGCCAATCTTCCCATAATGCTACATTTTTATCTAAGTCTGGAGCAAAATGCATATTTACCCAGCCTTTCATTTCTTTTAATACTTCTACCATGCATCTTTGATGCTGTGGCGTACCAATTACTATAATCTTACCTTTCTTAGGGTCTAATGATGGCACAGCACTCTGCAATAACCAGCGTAAATTAGCTTCCATAGCCTCAGCGGTTTTTGTATTGTTCTCATCCTCTGGATCATCTACAAT